CAGCATGCCCGTACCCCATCCCGGATGTCCCTTAGCACCGATCTTGCCATGAACAGGGCAGATCGCCGAGGGGAAATGTGATCATCCGGGATGGAACATCTAGCTTTCTACATCGGTTGAGCTGTCGATTTCTGTTGACTGCGCGCTGCCGGTCTTGGTGACGCGGCGCGGATCGCTGTCGAGCACGAGGCCGAGGCCGTCGAGCTTGGCGTTCGTCGCGGCGATTTCCGCGAGGACCGCGTCCGGGTTGTGGCCCTGCCGGGCGATGGCCTGCGCAAGCGTCATGGTGCCGGTCCGGATCGCCAGCAGGTCGGCCATCGCATCCTTGTAGGGATCGACGGCGTCGAACTTCGGCGGTGACCATTCCACCGGCACGTCCGGCGTCGGGATCTGCCCCGCCGCCCATGCGGCCTCGGTGAACCAGCGCCAGACCGGTGCGCAGAACATCGGGATGAAGAGCTGCCACTGCACGGCGTCGATCTGGCGGCGGAACTCGACCAGCCCCGCACGGATCGAGGAGTAGTTCACCTCGGACAGGTCTCCGGTCAGCAACTCGTAGGGCACCCGGAACCCGGCCGAGATCGTGTGCAGGCTCGCCCGCTTGTATTCGCCATAGCCGCCGGTGGCGGAGGGCTGGTTGAACCGGATGTCCTTGCCGCCGCGGGCATAGGCGATCAGCCCCGGCTCGAACTGCTCCACCCGGTTGCCATCCGCGTCGACCACCGAGGGCGCGATGCCCTGCTGCGCCTCGTCGTCGCCAAAGACGATGGCGGTGACGCAGGCCTCTGTCTTCTTGCGGACCAGTTCGGCGACCTCGTAGTCGTCGAGATCGCGCAAGGACCGGATCACCGGCGCGCCCCAGGGCACGCCGCGCGCCTGCGTGCGCTGCTTCTCATAGACATGGGCGAGCTCACTCGCCGGGACCGGGCGGCTCTGCAGACCGTTCTGCAAGGCGCCAAAGGCGTCGCCCGGATGCTCGGCATGGAGCCAGTAGGCCCGGCGCTTGCCGACCGGGTCGAACTCGATTCCCTGGACAAGGCGACCCGCGCCGAGGGCGCCGGATTTCGTGGCGTCGAGGAAGTCGGCCTCCAGCACCTGCAGCTGCAGCGGCACTGGCAGACCGTCCGAGGATCGGCGCAGACGGCGGCGCACCAGCACCTCGCCCGCCTCGACCATCTCGCGGCAGATCAGCGTCTGCAGCCCATAGAAGTCGAGTTGGCCGTCGGCATCGCACTCCGCCGTCCAGCGCTCGAAGAGCGCATCGACCTTCCGGTCCAGCGTATCGTCGCCGCTGGCGGCGCGCGGCATGATGCCCGCGCCGATGATGTTGTTGACCAGCACCGCCACGGCTTTGGCCGCATGCGGGTTGTTGCGCACCAGATCGCGCATCCGGTCGCGCAACAGGGCTCCGGCGACGCCGATTTCGGTGTCGGCCGAAGATCCCGGCGCGCGCCAGCCCTCCGTCCGCCGCCCGCGCGCTGCCCCGTCATAGCTACGCGTCAGGGTCTCGAAGGCCTGACGCGCCATCACGCGGCGGGCCGCCATGCGCGGCGCCACCGTGGCGATGGCGTGGTCGAACCAGTTCGCCGACATCACCGATCCCCGCGCGAGAAGCCCGCAAGCCCGGCCACCGGCAGCGGCCGCGTGGTCCCCGCGATGGCGCGTTCGATGGTCCGGATACGCCCGAGCAGATCTTCGGCCGAGCCGTAATCGACGGATTTTCCATCATAGCTGACCCGGGTCGTGCCGCTGGCATAGGCCCTACGCAATGCCGCAAGTTCGGTTTCCGTCCAGTCTGCCATGTCAGAACCATCCTCCGCGTCGGCCAAGCCAGTCCGACTGCCGTTTTCCCTGGGGTGCGGATTGCGGCCGGTTGACCCGCCCCGCACCATCGATTTCCGTCGGCGCCGCCCCGAGCTGATCCTGGAGATCGCGCCATTTTTCCTCGGGCCAGCGATCCGCGCCCGCGATCCATGCGGCAGCGCGGGCGTAGACCCGGCAATCCAGCGCCTCGTTGCGCTCGCGCAGCTTCTGCCATTCCAGCCGGGCAAAGCCGCGCTTGGTGCGGACCGTTACCAGCTGTTCGGCCACGAACTGCTTCAGCCATTCGTTCTCGACCCAATGCGGCAGATGCACCGAGCCGGACGGAAACGCGGCCCCCTCAGCAATGTCCTCTTCGGTCGGCCGTTCCAGCCGCAGGAAGCGATAAGTCTCGGCCTTGAAGGTCGAGACCGCCACCGTCCAGAGCCGCGCCCCGCGCCGCAGGCGTTTGCCGCCCTCGGTCGCGTCGACGAAGGTCGGGCCCGACACCGGGCTCGACCGGTTGAACCCTTCGACACCCTTGACCGGCGACACCTGCGCGAAGCCCTGCGCCCGCGACCAGGAATAGACCGCCGGGGCCTCGTAGCCGGTGTCGATGGCGAGCCGCGCGATCCGCAGATGCGCGCCGCGTTCGTGGGGCCAGGATCGATCCAGCAGCGCGGTCAGCTCCGACCAAGCGTCGTGCCGATCCGGCCCGCCTTCGATGACGACGTGGTCGACGAGCCAGCTTTCGAGCCCGCGACCCCAGGCCCAGACATCGACCTCGATCCGGTCCTTCTGTACGTCGGCCCCGGCGGTCAGGAACAGCCCACCCGCAGGCACCATGCCGGATGGCCAGCGCTCGCGCCGGTCGTAGAGCCGCTGCCAGTCGGGCGCCTCGCCGGTTTCGACCCAGGTCTCGCCGAGAATCGTGTTCCGGAACGCCCGCATCGCCTCGTCCGACCCCTGGGCCGCCTCATGCGCGCGAGCGATCCGCTCCCAGCTCAGCCAGCCGATCGGCGAGTACAGCGCCGAGAGGTGATACCCGACCGTGGTCGGATCGGCGGCCGTAGCGGTCGCCCGCCATTCGCCCCTCTCCAGCATCGCCGTCTTGTGATGCTCCGCGATGGGCGTCTCGCAGCCCTCGCAGTGATACTCCGCCGTCTCCGGGCGGCCTTTCTGCCAGCGCAGCCGGTCGAACTTCAGCCACTGCATCGCACCGCAATGCGGGCACGGCACGAAGTACCGGCGCTGGTCGCTGGCCTCGAACTCCCGTTCGATCCGGCTCAGCCCCCGGATGGTGGGCGTCGAGACCAGGAAGACCTTGCGGCGATGGGCGAAGGTCAGCGACCGCGCTTCGGCCAGTGTCACCGGGTCGCCTTCCTCGTCGGCCGAGGCCGGATAGGCGTCGACCTCGTCGAGGAAGATGTAACGCGCCGGGGTCGAGCGCAGCCCGACCGCCGAGTTGGCCCCGGTCATGATCAGGATGCCGCCCGCGAACTCCTTCGACAGCATGGTGTTGCCCGCGTCCCGTGAGCGCGCCGGTTTGACCCGCTCCCGCAGCTCGGGGCTCTCATCGATCAACGGATCGATCCGCTGGCGCGAGTTGCGCTTGGCCAGTTCCACAGTGGGCTGGACCGCCAGCATCGGACCCGGCGCCTGGTGGATGGCAAAGCCGATCCAGTTGTTGCCCGCCTCGGTCGCCCCGACCTGTGCCGCCTTCATGAACACGATGCGCTGCGTGGGATCGCCGGGCGACAGCCGGTCCATGATCTCGCGCATGTAGGGCGTGCGCGCCGTGCGATACCGCCCCGGCTCGGCCGAGGCGCGGCCCGAGAGCATCCGGTGCCGGTCCGCCCATTCCGAGACCGTCAGGTCCGGGTCGGGCCTGAGCCCGTTGCCCCAGGCGCGCAGGATCTCGCCAGCGCCGTCGAAGTCCGTCAGGCCATCGTCCGGCCCTGCGCTTGCGCTCCGGGCATTCGGCCCTCGCAAGGGTCCACTGGACCCTTGCGTTTCGCTGTCGCGAAACCGGTCCTCATCACCGGAAGTCGGGCCGGACCTCGGCGAGTTCGTCGAGGTGGGCGCGTACATGTCTCTCCAGGACCTTCTGCATCGCGGCCGGTTCCACGCCCAGTTCCGCCGCCATCAATGCCGACGACCGGGAGGGCCAGTTCACCCATGCGTCCCGCACCTCGCGCGCAAGGCGGAACACCAGCGACAGCGCGCGCGCCCGCTCGATCAACTCCCCCTTCAGCTTCTGGAGCCGGATGCGCCGTTCCTGCGCCTTCAGGACCTCGTTCGCGGTCTTGGCCTGGAGGAAGGTCGTGCCGCCGCCGACGGCTGGGACCGCGAGCCCCTGTTCGCGCAAGGTGTTGCCGACGGCCGCAACGGCAGCCTCGGGCACCGGCTTCAGCTTCGGCTCGGGCGGCTTGCGGGTCTTCGACGGGTCCGTCGTCTCGGCCCGCCGGGCGTCGCTCGCGGCCGCGTTGATGCTGCCGTCGGGATAGAGGACCAGCCGCTCAGCCGTCTTCGCCTTCTGGATCGCGCCCCGCGACAGCCCGACATGCGCGGCGTACTGGCGCTCGCTCATGCCCTGCATCGACAGCTCCGATTATCATTCAAAGTCAGGTGCTTATCTCGTTGATAAGCCCAGCGGACAGAGATGCCGTAATGGGCGAGTCGCTCTCGGACCCGGCGTTGCGCTGCGTTGTCCGTCAAAGGCTGGCTATCGTCCTATCACGGCCGACAGGTTCGGTCGGCGGCAACGATCCAAGAGGGAGGACGAGACCATGGATCATTTTGTTGGCATCGACGTGTCGCTCGAAAGCTGTGCCGTCTGCGTGTTGAACCATTCCGGCGCCGTGGTGCGCGATGCGAAGGTCGCCTGCGAGCCCGAGGCGCTGATCGCGTTCCTTCGTGAACTGAACCTGGACATAGTGTGCGTCGGATTGGAGGCCGGACCTCTTTCCCAGTGGCTTGTCCGGCATCTGCGCGAGGTCGGGTTCGAGGCGGTTCTGATGGAGACCCGCCAGGTGAAGGGCGCGCTCAAGGCCATGCCGATCAAGACCGATCGTCGCGACGCGCTCGGCATCGCGCAGCTGATCCGCATGGGCTGGTTCCGCCCGGTGCATTGCAAGTCTATCTCGGCGCAGGAGCTGCGGGCGCTGCTCGGCGCGCGGCGGACACTGCAGAAGTCGATGATCAGTATCGAGCTGTCGATGCGCGGCATGTTGCGCGGGTTCGGCCTCAAGCTCGGCCAGGTCAGACGGCAGCGGTTGCCCGAGCGCGCGAGGGAACTCGCGGAGGGCAACGAGATGTTGACCGCCATGGTGACCTCGATGTTGCGCGGCCATGCAGCGCTTCGCAGCGAACTCGCTCGGCTGGAGAACCGGCTGCGCCGCATCGCGCGGGCCGACCGGGTGGTCCGGCTGATGATGACCGTCCCCGGTGTCGGCGCCGTCGTGGCACTGCAGGTCAAGGCCGGGATCGACGATCCGACCCGGTTCCGGTCCTCGAAGAATGTCGGGCCACACTTCGGCCTGACGCCCCGGCGCGAGCAATCCGGCGAGCGCGACGTGGTGGGCGCGATCAGCAGAGCCGGCGACCGAAACGTCCGCACCGCCTTGTTCCAGGCGGCGACGGTGATGCTCTACCATTCGCAGGCGAAGAACTGGCTCAAGGCCTGGGGCATGCAGGTAGCCAAGAGACGCGGCATGAAGCGCGCCGTCGTGGCCGTCGCCCGCCGCCTCGCTGTCGTGCTGCACCGGATGTGGAGCGACGGTACGAAGTTCCAGATGACGCATCCGGCACGGCTGGCCGCAGCATGACAAGCTGCGGCTGATCCGGTCCGCCGTTTCGGCCGTCCAGCCGCTGACCTGACCCCGAATTGGATCGGGACGATCCCGGTCCTCCGATGTCCCTTCGCCGGGACGCGGTCTCGACGATGCCGCACGTTCGCTGGTGCCGCCCGATAGGACGAGCACGATATCAGAGATCGGCACGCGAGATCCCACTGACCAGGCATGATGTGGCGGCCCCGCGCCGACCACGGACGGAAGCATGATACCGGCGAAGCGACCCAGAAAGCGGATGCGGGGAACAGCCCGAACCAGCGAAGGACGCCGCGATCAGGAACCGCGGCGGTGGTTCCGCGCGTGCCCGATCATGTCTCGATAGAAGTCAAGCCAATGTTTTTGCTTGGAAACCAGAATGTTGACTTCACTACGCCCATTACGGAAGCGAACGTCACTCCAGCGAAGCGATGCAACTCGAC